CGGGAAATGCAGCGCCACGAAGATCAAGGGCATCATCAAGCAGTATACCGGCAGCGATTCCAACGTGACGTTTGAGGATTACGACGCCGAGGGCAATCAATGGCTCAACATCCAAATGGAGCGCGGCGACGTGGAAACGCTGTATGTCGGTGACGTGCAGTTTGTTCTTGAAAAGATCATTCCGGCTCATATCCCCCACTCGCTGCGGACATTCGACGAGCATGACGTGCGCTCCAAAGTGAACATCACGCGCTATCGGTATGAGTATACGCAAACCGGTACACGTCCAGACACCGCGATGGTTGGACGCATCCTGGAGCTCACAGACGCCACTCAGACCGGCCTCGCCCATTATCCGCACGAATTCCCTCAGACCGGCGCGGACGCGGTTGCTGGCACAATTCCCGGCTCACTGCCGCTGAATTAGCGGCATAGCAATAATTTCTCAGAAAGGAGTGTGTGCTATGGGATTTTGGCAGAGCAATTTCCTGTCCAAGCGCCGTCAGGAATGGATGCGCGACATCAGCGCCGTTCAGTATCAGGCTGGCGGCGAATGGTATGACGGCCAGATTACCGAAAAGACCCTGGTTGACGATTCGCTCAAAATCAACTGGGTCACGACGGACAGTCTGGCACTGACAATCTCGGCAATTCGGATTCTCGACCGTGACGGGAACGTGGCCGGGTATGCCGCCGACAGCATTGCCAAGAGCGCAACGCAGGGCATGTTGTACTGCATCACCGTCAAGATCATTGATGAGGCGGCAACCATTACGTAGAGAAGGGAGTGAAGTGAACCATGTATGCACGGATTAACTGGAAGGACGAAGTTCGCAACCCGGACAATACATTTTCCTACACCGACAACGGCGACGGAACGATGACGTTTGCCCGCGCCGGTACGCAGGCGCAGGAAGGCACGAATCAGAACGCTGTCCATTTCAATCAGATGGATGCCGGCATTGAGGCCGCCAACCTTGCCGTCGATCTGCTGATGACATATATCAGCATGAAGCTGGGCTTCTCCGATAAGACGCTGGACGGCGTGACTGCCGCGCTTGCCGCCGAGATCGCCAAGATCGTTGACGGAACCACTGTTGCGAAGAAGGCGGCGACGCTCGAAACGACGCGCACCATTGCCATTTCCGGCGGCGCTACCGGCACCGCGACGAATTTCAATGGCAGCGCGAACATCGCCATTCCGGTCACGTCTCTGGACGCCACGAAGCTGTCCGGCAAGACAAAGATCGAAAACGGCGGCACCAACGCCGACACCGCCGCAGGCGCGCGGGCCAACCTTGACGTTCCGAGCAACGCAGACCTCGCAGCCGCCGCGATTCTCGACAATGCCATGATGGTTGTCAATCAGGCCGCACAGCGCGACCTTGACCGTCGCCTGACCATCGCAGAGGCGCAGATCGCTGCGATTGGAAGCTGATAGAAGGGAGGAAACGCACGATGCCGGACAATATCGAAGAAGTTGTCGTTGTGAATGAAGAACCCGAACCCGGCCCGACGCCGGAAGAAGAAGCGGAATGGGAGCGCGAACGTCTGGCGGCGTGGAACGCGCTCATTCAGCCGTACCGCGACCTGAAGGCACAGATCAACGAGCACGATGATCTGATGGCTGATGCGCTGTACGAACTCACCATGCTCGAACTCGGAATGGAGGTATGAACAGATGGCCTATAACCTGATGAAGCGCATCATTGAGCGCGACAAAGCCGCCGGAACGCTTGACGTGGAAGCCATCATGGAAAAGCTGGATGCTTTCCTGGCTGCCGACAGGTTGACCGCCACGCAGTATCAGGAGCTTGTTGCCTTGATTGGCAATGGTTCCAAGTGAGCACGCTGCTGAACCGCTTTGCCGTCTGGTGGACAGATCGGCAATATCACAAAGACCTTGAAAGATTGGAGGATAATAAAATGACTTACAAGCTCATGAAGCGCATTATCGAGAACGGCTTGAAGAAGGGCAATCTCGATGTCGAGGATACCATGCAGAAACTCGACGTTTTCCTCATGGCGAACCGCATCACCGTAGAGGAATACCAGGAGCTGGTCGAACTGATCAACAATGGAGGTGCTGAATAATGGGCGTCCATGATTCCATTGAGGCATTCGCCAAAGAACAGGGTTGGGTCGTGAAGTACAGCGCGGACGGAACGCCGAACTTCTTCTACCCCATCTACAAGTGCAAGTCCAGCGACCTCGACCCCTCGCTGCCGAATCACACCCATCCGGCCTTCATCGTGAACGGTCAGGAGATCAGCCGCCGCCTGATCGCCGTGTTCAAGGGCAGCAGCATCGTGTCCGGCGGCCCGATTCACAGTCTGCCGAACATGGCTCCCGCCGTTTCCGCTGGCGCTGACAATCTGCTCGATCGCATCAAGCAGACCGGCGACGGCTTCGGCCCGAAGACCGTTGCGGACAGCGGCCTCCTGCTCCTGCTCGCTCGCAAAAACGACTGGGTGCCGAAGGGCAATAACAACTACGGCGCAGATTACCGCGACGGCACGAAGTGGGCTACCGGCCAGAGTATTTCCGTCGGCAACACTCGTGTGTTCCAGGGCGTCGAGTATACGGCGCTCGTGGCGCATACCACTGCGCTCGAAAACAAGCCGGACGTATCTCCGCTGTACTGGAAGCGCGGCAAGCGCGTCGGCGGCATCATGGTTCCGTCTTACATCACCACCACAGACTACAATGGTTTGCTGACCTATACGGGCAGCGGCCCGGCAAGCTGGCGTCACGACGGTACGCCGTCCGGCATCGACGATCTGAACGGCAACTGCTACGATCAGGACTATGGCTACAGGATTGTTGCGCAGGAGCTGCAGATTCTCGAAAACAACAACGCCGCAGACCCGACCGCCGATCTCAGCGCGTCCAGCTCCGCGTGGAAGGCCATTCTCCCGAATCCGAGCGACAACGGCCACACGCTCGTCGCGCCCGGCACCGCAGGTACGCTCAAGTGGAATTGGGCGAACAACAAGCTCACCCTCGATACCGTCGCCGGTGACGCATCGCTCGGCAGCAAAGGATGCAACTTCAAGGACTTGGCCGTGAACTCGACCAACGTGCCGTATGTCCCGGCCATCCTGCAGGAGCTCGGCATCTTCCCGATCAGCGGCGACGACACGCAGGGGTACTATTACCACACGTTCAGCTCGGACGAGCGGTTCCCCCGGCGCGGCGGCATCTGCGGCGACACGTCCAGCGCAGGGTTGGGCTACGTCGATTCCTACTACGTGCGAGGCGGCAGCGGTGTGTACTACGGCGTTCGCTCCGCTTATCTTGAGTAATCTGCACTCTGCTATCTGAAAAATCTGAAAACCGCGCGCAAGCGCGGCAGCGCGCCTCCGGCGCGCCGTCCCTCTCCCGCCGTGCCACAGCACGGCGGGCGGTTTCTAAAAAGTATTCCACGGACATACGACAACGTGAAAGGCGGTGGTGAAAATGGCTGACGAACCGAAAGGGCTTCTGATACAGGAGAAGATCGAGGCCATGATCGACTATGCCGAGAACGAGGTCGCCCGCTGGCCGCGATTCTACAGAGATTCGCTCGGCACACGCATCCTCGACAAGTGCTACGCGCTGTCGGATATGTGCGACGAGGCAAACAGCGAATACTACAAGAAGCCGAAGATCAAGATGGTGGACGCGATGAACAAGAGCTTGCAGCGGATGGTTCGTCGGGCGAACCGCTCGAAGTTCATCACGCGCAAGCGCGAGGAGCGCCAGCTTCTTTCGTTGCACAAGTACCTGTATTGGAGCGGCCTTCTGACGGAGATCGGCAGGATGGTGGGTGCGTGGCTCAAGTGGGCCGCGAGCCTGCCGCCACCGCCGAAGCGCGGCAGCAAGTCCACTCCGACCAAAGATCAGCAGTAACCGCGTCGGCCTCTCGTGCTGCGCGGTGATGTAGGGAGCATGTCGGTTTTGCGCGCCTGTTCGCTTCTTCTGTGTTTCTTCTGCGGTTCCCCCGGCGCGGCGGCAACTACAACAACACGTCCAACGCAGGGTTGGGCTAACCCACAAGGCCCTCATGTCGGCGACGGCATGATAAAAACTCGCTTAATTGCAGGGACACCCAGACCGGGCAATCTGCAGCCAAGATATGCAGCGCGGAAAATCTTCTCTTTGCATATCGATCAGCCATAAAAGGAAAGCGCCACCGTGCTCAGGTTCTTGAGTTCACGCGCGACCTTGAGCGCAATCTGGATGACCTTCGATGCGATCTGCTCGATGGCACCTATCGCGTCGGCCCGTATCACCAATTCTACGTGACCGTTCCGAAGTCGCGCCTCATCATGGCGCTGGGCTTCCGCGACCGAATCGTTCAATGGGCGCTCTACCGTCAGATCAATCCGTGGATAGAAAAGCGTTTCATCAACGACACATACGCATGCCGCAAAGAGAAAGGAACTCTTGCTGCCGCGCTGCGCCTTCATGGATGGGTAAAGGAAATAAGTCTAAAGAAGAACTATGAAGGGTGGTACTGCCTCAAGCTGGACATCTCCAAGTTCTTCTATCGCGTCGATCACGGCGTGATGATGGATGTAATGCGGGAAATCTGCCCGGAGCCTGATTTCCTCGCGTTGATGGATGTCATCATCAACAATCCAGACTGTCCGTTCGGCCTTCCGGCTGGCATCAAGGCGCACGATTGCCCGGTGGAGGACAGGCTTTTTGATGTCGGTATGCCGATTGGCAACCTGTCCAGCCAGATGATCGCCAACCTCTATCTGCACACGCTCGACACTTTCTGCAAGCACGTGCTCGGAATCCATTACTATGTTCGATACATGGACGATTGCATCATTATGATGGATGATCTCGAACGCCTCCACGAGGTTCGCGCGCTGATCGAACAGTTTCTCAGGGACAGGCTAAAATTGAGCCTGAACGACAAGACCTCGATTCACAAGATCAAATCCGGCATCGACTTCGTTGGTTTTGTCGTTCGCCCATCCGGCATTCGTATGCGAAAGCAGACGAAGCGCCACCTCAAACGCTCGCTCCTTCACATATCTAAACGGTATGCAAACGGCGAGATCACGCTGGACAAGGCGCTTGATACGCTGAACAGCTACATGGGTATGTGCGCGCATTGCGAGAGCTACCACCTGCGGCGTTGGATTGCCGAGAATATCTCTTTGAGAAGGAAAGCGCCGGACAACGACGCTGTTTACGAATATGACTTCTTCAACTTCGCGGAGGAATATTGATATGAGGCACGTTTCCAGACGCGACACCAATTCGCCGCGCGATCATCCCGAACGGGTGCGCATAATCAGGAGCGACTACTACGCCATCCACCCTCTCGGCAACGGGACGGTGGATATTTTTCTGTACCCGGAGGGCCGGTTTTACGACATCGGCGACGGGCGGCACGAGTACGACGTGACCGCTTTTATGCTGCACGGCGTGCATTTCCGGCCGGGACTGGAAGGGTTCATCCGTGACAACTACCAGATGCTCTGTGAGATCGGAGAACCGTTGTACTGAACACTGAAAGGAGAGAAGAACATGGACGACAAGATGATTCTTGAGTGCGAAGCTGATGCGCCGGAGAACTGGGAGACCAACGTCATCCTGACCCGCAACGCGATGGGCGTCGTGCAGGCAGTAGAAGTACCCGACGACGAGGAGGTGGACGACGATGCTGGCGACGATCAAGCATAAGGACACTGGCGATCTCGTCAAGGTCGCACGGTATCTGACCGGCAACTGTGACCGAAACGCCGCCGATGGCACGTTCGATGCGTCGTTCGTGTCTTTTGTTTGCGCATTTCAGAGCAACAACGGCCTGACCTCCGATGGCGTGATCGGCCCGAAGACGTGGAGCAAGATCGCCGAGCTGGCTCCGACCTGCTCTACCTCGAAGAACAAGACCAGCGCAGCCACCTGCGCCCTGCAGATTCTGCTCGGCGGCCTGACTGTTGACGGCATCTTCGGCAGCGCTACCAAGAAGGCTGTCGCCGCTTACCAGAGTGCAAACGGACTCGAATCCGACGGCAAATGCGGCCCCAAGACCTGGGCGAAGATCATCGGCAAGACCGATGAAACCCCTGCCGGGAAGGTCATCAACGACTGCAAGCACTACTTGCAGTGGGACAAGAGATGGAAGAATATCAAGTACTCCACTCATACCAGCAAGCAGACAATCGGCAACAGCGGGTGCGGCCCTTCCTCGATGGCCCAGATCATGGCGACCTTCATCGACCCGGCGATCACGCCTGTCGAGATGTGCAAGGACGCTCTGGAAGGCGGCTACCGCAGCTACAACAGCGGCACCGATTGGGGCTTCTTTGAGTATATCTTCAAGAAGTACAAGGGCTTCAAGAAGTTCGTCAAGACCAAGAGCGTTGAGACCCTGATCTCCGCGTTGGCGCATGGTGCTCTCGCGGTGTGCTCGATGAACTCGGGCGACAACCATTTCTGGACTACTGGCGGTCACTACATCACGGCCATCGGCTTTGATGACAAGGGCTACATCTACGCCAACGACCCGAACAAGTCCAGTGCTCCGCGCAAGCAGAAGAAGGACAAGTTCAAGTCGTGCATGAAGCAGGCCTTCATCTTCTGGCCGGAAGACAAGGAGGACGCTGCCGACCCTTTTGACGGAGCCGGTGATGCCGACAGCACCACCGGCAAGGAGATCATCGACATCAGCTATCACAAGGGTGCCATCGACTTCGACGCTCTCAAGCCTCGCGTGAGCCTCGTGATTCCGCGTGTCTCCATCGGCTCCGATCTGGACACCCGGTTCGTTGAGTACGCCACCGCCATGAATGCCCGGAACATTCCCTTCGGCGTGTTCTGCTATTCCTATGCGCGTGACGCAGCGAAGGGCGAGGACGAGGCGATCAAGATGGTCAAGTACGCCAGCGAGTTCAAGCCTCTGTTCTATGTCATCGACATGGAGCAGGCCTGCATCACTCAGGACGGCGTGCGGGCCTTTGTCAAGACCCTGCGCGACCTCGGCATCAAGCGCGTCGGTGCCTATGTTGCCCACCACCGCTACAAGGAGTACAGGTTTGACGAGCTGCGCAGCCTGTTCGACTTCGTGTGGATTCCCAGCTACGCCAAAAACGACGTCGGCGAGCCGACCGGCAAGAAGCCCGACTGGCCCTGTGATTTGTGGCAGTACACCGAGCACGGAAAGATCGACGGCATCAAGAAGGACGTGGACAAGGACTTGATCACCGGCACGGGCAAGTCACTGTCGTGGTTCCTCGGAGGTGACTGACGTTGGACGCTTTCGTGAAAATCCTGACGGCCTGCTCCCCGATACTGGTTGCGCTGGTCGGTATCATCCCGGTCATCATTTCCAACCGCAAGAAGACGGAGCAGTCCATCAAGGAGATGCAGGAAACCACAAAGCAGGAAATGGAAAAGACACAGCAGAGCATTAAGGCCTCGCAGGATTCCGCTCGGCGTGACATGGAGAAGATGCAGACCACGCTTGACGATCACATCCGCGAGGACGAGGACGAAAAGGCGAGGAACCAACGTTACCGAATCTTGAGGTTCTACGACGAGATGTGCGAAGATCGCGATCACAGCGAGAGCCACTTCGAGGATATCCTGGACGATATCGACAACTACGAGAAGTACTGCGAGACACACCCGCAGTTCAAGAACAATCGTGGCAAGGCGGCAATGGACTACATCACCGCAATGTACCCCAAGATCAAGTCGAACGGCGGTTTCCTCATTCACAAACCAGATCACGCGAGCGCTGCCGATGCTTGAACATCGGCAGCCCCGCATGGAAAGGAGTTCACCATGAAGAAGCTTTGTGCATGGCTGCTGGCGGCGCTTCTGCTGCTGGCAATCCTCACGTTCACCGCACTGGCGACCGACAACGGCGCTGACGCCGCTGCCGACGCCGCCGACGCCGCTGCCCGCGCAGCCGAAGAAGTGGTCGCGCCTGGCGAGGCCACGGCTGACGCTGCCGTGCTGCCCCCTGTGGCCGCCGACCCGGAGCCCGAACCGAAGCCCGGCGAGCCGATGACGTGGGAATACCTCGCCACCATCGCGGGCGCGACGGCGGCCACACTGTTCATCGTCCAGTATTTGAAAGTTCCGCTTGATAGAGTATGGAAGATTCCCACGCGGGCTTTCGTCTACCTGGTCGCACTCGTTTTGCTGATGGGCGGCACTTACTTCACATCCGGCCTGACGGTAGATACAGCACTTCTCACCGCCGTCAATGCCGTCATTGTCGCCATCGCCGCATTCGGAGCCTATGAACTCACATTCAAGAAGCTGGAAGCCAACAGAGCCTGATAAAGCGCCCCACGGTCGTTACCCTGCGACTGTGGGGCGCTGTTTTTTCATTTTGGGGTGACACCTCAGACGCAAGTGCCTGCGTCCTTGCCCCTTCGATCAAACTCATCTATCGCCCATATTATAGCCGCCAGGACGTCACGCACTTCCGCCACTTCTCCGAGCGCGTAATTATGTGCCGCCCTGTGAAGCG